CGAGGAGCTTGGAGTCGATCGACAGGTTGGCGGAGCTGGCCGCCTCCCCGTCGGAGACGTAGGGCATGACCACCACCGGTGATCGGTGGCCGTTGACCGGGTTACCGGTGTACGAGGACGGCATGTGCTCTCCTTACTCGGTCGGCGGAGACCATGTCACCGCCGACCCTTGTCCTACAGTGAACGAACCCACGATAAGCGCTGCGCCCACCGGAGTTCCGTCGATCACCTGGATGGACACACACATCGACATCGCGGACTTCCAGCGCCGGATGAGGGCGCCGAAGGTCCGCTGCTCCAGCGATCCGTTGGGCGGGGCCACTCCTGCCCACCAGCTCGGCCAGGGCCGCGTGATGAAGACGGCGAACTGGTTCCACCATTCGGGGCTGCCGCCGAGGTGCAGGCCGATCGTGTTGTTCACCAACACATCGGAGAGCGGATCGCCGGTCAGTGCCTGGGAGAGCTGGTACTGCTTCCCGGCCTGAGACTGGAGCACCACCGACGGGTAGCCTGCCCAGTAGAGCGCCATGAGCAGACCGTAGGCGGTGCCTGCCCATTGCCAAATGTCCCACGCGTTCGAGACGCGCGCGCGCCAGTTCTCGGCCGGCTCCGACGGTCCTCTGTCGATCCCGCGCTCCTCGGCCAGTGCCGCCAGCGCGTCCAGCGGGGCGAGCCCGGGACAGCGCGCCTTGACGGCCTCCTTCGCACGCGCCGCCAACCAGTCCATCTCGCGGCCGCAGGCGCGCAGGAGTGCCCGCCCCTGGTCCTCCAGGAGGAAACCGACTCCGATCCCCGCGTCCGGGCTCTCCGGGTCGTGCGGTGTGGTGAGGTACTCGGCGAGGCTCACGTGTCCACCCAGGAGAGGTTCAGCGTGAGGGTGGCGACCTGATAGGCCGTCTGCGTCGTGTCCCCTCCTCCGACCGTGATGGTGGCATCCTCGACTCCCTCGGGGCTCATGAGCGCCGCGATCTTCGCCGCGCCGTAGATGGTCCCCCCGATTGGCGTCGAGCCGACGAGGCTCTGCATCGCGGTAGCCGCCGCGGCGAGAGCCGCCGCCTGATACTTCGCCTTCCCGCGAAGTGCTGCCGTCACGGTGACCGCGTTGGCGGTAGCGGCCGCCGCGGTCGTGGTACTCGGGAACGGCGCGCGGGGAGTCAGGAAGGCCTGCACCGCCGCTACAGCTCCGGCGCTGACCGGCCCAGCGTCGCCAGCGAGCACCACGTCGACCCGGCTGGCGTTCGAGGCGTTGACCACGACCTTCGTCCGCCGAACCTCGACCGATGCTGTTCTGGCCCAGAGGTCGTAGGACGCTGCGGGCGAGCCGTAGCCCAGCGACGCCCAACGGTTGAGGCACTTCGCCGCCAGCTCCTGGTCCGTCTCGACGTCGGCGCCGTCCTGGCTCCTCCACGGATTGTCCGGGTTGGCCACCGCCACCCCGGGAAGCGGGGTCAGCATGGTCGTGATGGTCCCTGACGCCACGTTGTACGACGCCCCGGGGCTCTCCGCGACGACGGGCAGCACCAGGGTCCCGCCCTTCGCCATCACGACGTTGGAGTCGTTCCCGGCGCGGAAGCGCTCCCCGCTCGTCGACGCGAACCAGAGCTGGCCAGGCGCGATGGTGAAGGGCCCGGCGCTTCCGGCGTCGGTCAGCACGACGTTCCCCTTCGCGAGCACCGCAGGCACCCGCGGCAGTCCGTAGACCTGCTGGGCGATGAGGTCGAGCCACAACCCGCTCGCCCCCGTCACGCCTGGCTGCATGGTGACGATCCCGCCGCGAGCGATCGACGCGACCAGGGCGGTGAGCTCCGCCAGCCCTCCCGCGAGGATCTCGACCAGGCTCCGAGCGGTGTCGCCCTCGCGCCAGCTCGTGACCGGGAAGGACGGGACCGATACGTCGAAGGAGAACAGGTCGCCAGCGACGAACGAGTCTCCTGCGCCGGCCGGCCCCGCACCGAACGAGAGCTGGACGCCGGTACTGCCGACCGCCACCGCGCCGCTGGACGGCACCGTGGCCGTGCTGGCGTAGGTGACGCCGCCATCGGTGCTCACCTGATAGGTGGCGACGCCCAGCTCTCCGCCGGCGACGATGCGCACGCGCACCGAGGCGGCCGTGGCCGGCGTCCCGGACGTCGTGAGCGAGCCGGCCCCGGTTCCGGTCTTGGTCACCACCCCACGGCCCTGCAATTCGTCGAGTGCCTGCTGGCGCATCTCCTTGCGGGTGCGGGCGGCGGTGAGCTGCGCGTAGGTCAGCGCCATGGCGCCTCCAGGATGTCGAGGGAGACGGACGTCACGGCGAGCGTGAGGGCGAACGGTCCGGCGGCCGTGGCCACCGAGATCCGAACCGAGAGCGCCTCGTTCGCAGCGTCGAAGGAGAGCGCCACCTCGAGGTCGTCCACCCGCTCGTCGTGGCGCAGCTCCGCCATGATCGACGCTCGGATCCTCGCGAGGGCCGCGCGGTCGATCCTGGAGAGCAGCACCGCCTTCAGGTCGTAGCCGTAGCTCGGCGCGTAGAAGAGGGAGCCCCGCGGCGTCTGGAGTCGACGCACGAGGGCCTCGGCCAGCACCCGCACCCCGCTCCGCGCCTCCAGGAGAGGATCCAGGTCCGGCGAGCAGCTCACGTCGGTGCCGAAGTCGACCGTCATGGCACGTGCACCGTCCCCGAGCCCGTGCCCGCCTTGATCGCGTCCGTCGCGCTGCTGATGGTCCCGGTGACCGCTCCGCCGCCGGAGGGCGCGGCCAGGCTGAACGAGTGCGTGTGACCGACCGTGCCGCTCCCCTCCTTTGCCACCGGGGTCGCGCCGCCATTGAAGCTGATCTCGACCGCATTGCCGGGCGCCCAGCCGGTGACGATCGGGCGGCTCGGGTCTCCTCCGGCGAACTCCAGGAGGCACCGGGCGCCGGCCGCGACCTTCACCGTCACCCCCGGCATGCCGCAGTAGATCCGGACGTTGGACATGCCCGGGAAGCGCGCGTCGTCCGGCTGGAGCTCCAGCGTACCGTCCGCGTTCTGCTGGACAACTTTCGCCTCGTAGCGGGCCATGTAGTCTACCCGCGCGCGCGCGAGCAGGGCCTGCACGTAGGAGTTGAGGGCGCCCTTGAGCGCCTCGACCGCATCACCCATCGACCCCTCCAGACCAGAGTCGGACCCGGACGTTGGTCGCGACGAGCAACTCGACGAGCGAGACGCGCCGGCCGTCGAAGGTCTCGCCCGGGAAGACCGCGGGCTGCTCGGCGTAGATCTCCTGGAACCCGATGTCGGGCGACTCGGCGAGCGGGATCCACTCCGTCACCTGCGAGGCCGGCCAGCTCTCCTGGCCGATCCAGATCGACCCGTCGCGAAGGACCCGCCACGCGGGCGACGCGGCCGCGGTGAGCATCGCGGTGAAGGCCTGGCCTGCCTGGCCCCCCATCCGCGTCCACTTCGAGAGGAACTGGCCGAGGACCCCGGCGTCGGCCGAGGGAGAGAGCCGCTCACCTACCTCGGCGAGGAGGTCGGAGACGGGGAGCCGGAGCGGAACGCCCTGGTAGGCCCGCGGCCCCACCGATCGGCCGAACCCGCCGGCTCCGCCCACCACCCGGGCCCGGGTGATGCCAGCGCTGGAGCCAGAGCGGATGGCCCGGCCCGACCATACGATGCCGGCGACCGAGATCTCGACCGCCCCGCTCACGTCGGTCTGGGCCCAGTCGGAGATCGACAGGTCAGCGTGCCAGGCGCCGAGCCGCGGCATCTTGAGGGAGAGCGAGAGCGCGTCCGCGCCGTTCACGGTGAGTAGGCTCACGGTTCGGCGTCCTTCTTCGAAGGTGGCAGCACCGGCACCCTCTCGTCGAACGCGGTCGGCCGGACGATGTTGATGGTTCCGTCGATCGGCTTCACCGTCGCCGCCGACTTCCCCTTGAGCCGCGGCATGAACTCTCGGCCGAGGATCGTCGACTCGCGTACGCCCCGTACCTGCGAGGGCTCGAGCATGCTCACCTGGTAGATGTAGAGGCTCGTGATCCCCGAGATGGCGAGGCCAGGGTGGTAGACGTCCAGCGCCTTCGGGCTCGCGCGCGTGCCGCCGTTCTGCTCGATCGCCCGCAGCACCTGGCGCCACTGGATGAGGTGGTCCGCCATCCAAAGGTAGCAGGTGATGGCCACCTCGGCGTTCTCCGCGCCGGCATCCTGAAGTTCCTCGGAGTCGTAGCCAGGGCCGGAGAGCCGCTCCATCTTCCGTACCTTGCCGGGCGACCTGACCGCGCAATAGCCGGGGAGCTGGATGCCGGCGAGCACGGCGGTGTCCCAGGGCCCGGGATCGCCGTACTGCTCGAACGAGGCCTGGGAGCCGTCGTCCCAGAAGGTCGGCTCCGCGTCGGACGCGGTGATGTAGGCCGACTGCTCGTTGAGGAGGTAGATGCCCACGGCCTACGCCGCCCCCTGCTCAAGCGCGAGCTGCTCCATCACGGAGGCGAAGGCCTTGCGCGCGCCCGCCTCGGCCGCCTTCTCCACGGCCGCGGCGTCGGAGCCGGACGCGCCGTGCACGTTGATGTTCATGTTCACCGACAGAGGAACCTTGTCGGCGGGCGGCGGCTTGCCCCAATACTCCTGGTATGCCCGCTTCCATGTCTCTGCCTGCTGCGGCGAGAGCCTGCCGCCCCCCGCTTCGAGCACCTTCCGAGCCTTGTCGGCCGCGTAGAAGGTGGGGTTCGAGTCGGCGAGGGTCCCGATCGCTAGCGACTTCTCGGTCGGACCTCCGCCGAGCCGCTCACCTAGATCGGCGACGAAGCCCACCACCTTGCCGAGCCCGTTCGCGAGGGCCGCCACCTTCGGGATGAGCCGCTCGATCCCGTCGAGCATGGTGTTCACGAAGGCCTCGACCTTCGCGGGGTCCTCGAACTGCTTGAAGATGCCACCGAAGATGCGGTTGAAGAGCTCCTCGGCGTGCGCCTTGATGCGCTTGCCACGCGGGCTCTCCGGGTCGAGCACATCCACCAGGTTCTGGAGCGCCTTCTTGAAGCTGGCGTAGCCGGGGGACTTGTCCAGGTCCATCAGCCACTCGAAGGGGCGCGACTTGAGCGTCGAGAACAGGCCCGGCACGGTGGTGGACAGCTTCTCCTGAAGGTTTCCGAGCTTGCCGCCCGAGAGCTCCTTCTCGATCACGTCGAGGATCGCGGTGATGCCCACGTCCGCGGAGACCTGCCGCTTCTCGACCGCCTTGAGCACCTGGGCCTTGGAGAGCCCGCTGCGTGCGCCGATGCGCTCGTAGACCTTTCCGATCGGAAGCCCGGCGTCGGCGAGCTGCTGCACCAACTCCTCGTTCGCGAGCCAGCCCTTGGCCTTGATCTGGCGGAACGCGGTGATCACCCGATCGACCGTCTGGGAGCCCTCTCCGATGACCCCGAGGTCGCCCGCGCCCGCCAGGATCGAGCGGATCTGGTTGGGCTGGAACCCCCCGGCGATGAGCTGCTTGGTCCAGCCCATGGTCTCCCGCGTCTCGTAGGGCGATACACCCGCAATCCGCACGGACTCTCGGAGTACACGTTCACCCGCAGCGGGCGAGCGCAGCATCGTCCCCAGGGAGAGCAGGTTCGTCTCCTTGAATGACGCGGCGTCGATGGCTGCCTTTGAGAATCCGAACCCGACGTTCCATGCCGCACCAGCAAGCCCGCCGATCAGGCTCATCGCCGTCCGCGCGACGTAGAGCCAGCCCGAGAGCTTCAGGCCGAATCCGAACCAGCCATCGCCGGCCTTCTTGGCCTCCTCGCCGGAGAGGCGCAGCTCCTGCCGCTGGATCCGGAGAAGGGCCGCCTGCCGCTTGAGCGGGTCGGTGAGCTTCTCGGCAGCAGCGACTTTCTGTGCCCTTTGCTGGGCGAACAGGGCCCTCTCCGTGCGCCGCAACTCCTTCTCGACGCGCTCCAGCTCCCGGCCCGCCTTCCGGCTGGTGCGCTCCACCCGCTCGAACGACTTGGCCACCTTCTCTGCGGGTGGAGCTGACTTCTGGCTGGCCTTCCCAGCGCCTTCGAGGTTCTTTTCGAGCTTCGCGGTCTCAGGGGCCGCCTTGCGCAGCACTTTCTCGACGCGCTCCAGCGTGCGGGCGACCCGATCGGCGGGGCTCGACATCTTGTCGATCAGCTCGACGATCCAACTGAGCTTCCGGTTGGCCACTCAGGTGCCCTGCGTCCACGTCAGAAGGAATTCCGCCACCAGCATCGACCCGACCTCGGCCTCCTCGCTGTCCTCGCCTCGAATCAACGCCCGGATCGCGTCTCCGGCTTCCGCCAGGTCAGAGCGGGCTTCCTCGTACCTGGCGGTCAGGCGTTTTTTTCGACCTCCAGACCCGAGCCGGCGAGCTCGCCGACCTCGTCGCCAAAGACCTCGGCCAGGGCCGGGCGCTCCTCCAGCATCGCCTCGAAGGCCTGCCGGTCGGGGTAGAGCATGCAGTCGCGGACGAGGGTCTCCAGGGCGTCGGCGCGCTTCGCCGGGTCGGCGATCATGTGCCGGAAGCGCTTCCACTGTGCGCGGCCCGGGCGCCGAACGACGATCGTGTACTTGCCGTCGGTGGTGGTGAGTGGGTGGACGCTGTCCTCACCGTGCTTCGCCTTGAGGTCAGCGAGAACCTGCGGGTCGATCTTGTTGGTGTCAGCCATGGTCTCCTCAGAGCAGCATCGAGTCCGGGTCGAGCGGGTTGATCCCGTCCCGGATGATCACGTGGGGGTTGAGCGTCACCTTCGCAACGAGGCCATCGGCACCCTTCGCGTGGTTCTCCGACACCTTGTCGATCCGGCAGCCGATGATCTGGTCGACCTGGAGAGGCGATCCGAGCGCGGCGTAGGACACCGTGAGCTCGAACGTCACGTCGTAGATGCCGCGAGAGCCGTTCCGGGTGACGACGCGCAGGAATTTCGCGAGCTCGAGCTTAGGTAGCTCGAACTCGGCCGTGGCTTTGTAGTCACCGGGCGTCGATCCCAACGACACTCGGGCGCCACCTCGCACGTCTCCCCGGTTGACCCCATCGTCGTAGGAAATTGAGGAGATGGCTCGACCGGTCACGGCCGCACCGTCGATGAGCTGCTCGATGCACGAGTAGTCGTGCCGGTAGCCGTTGATGAAGGGCTGAGTCAGCATGTGGTCTCCTATGCCGCGGCCGCGATGGCCGGCGAGGTGAACCCGATCGCGACCGTGATCGTTGAGGCGTAGCCGAAGGGCTGGATGCGCGCCTCGACCCTGAGCTCGCCGGTCGACAGGATGTTGTTGGTCCGGTCGATGGCGACCGAGACGTTCACGATGTCAGCGCCGGCTGCGTCGCGCACCGCACGCTCCAGCGACTGCTCGATCCCCTTCGCGCGCCTGTCCTGAATGGTCCCGTCCGCGTTGGTGGGGATCCGGGAGAGGAGGAAGCCCAGCGCCCGATCGCGCAGAGCCGAAGCGGCGATGTCGATGACCCGGCGGTTGGTCATGTACTTGAAGTCGCTGTTCGCTGGGGCGAACATGCGACCCCTGGTGATGTAGTACCCCTGCCGGTTGATGATCGTGCGGACGGTGACGAACCGAGCCGCGTCGAGCCCCGGGGTCGCCTGCTCGTCGCGGTAGAGGGCGACCACGCCGGTGAGCGGTCCATCCTCCACGGCCCCGATGTCCTGAGACGGGTCCACCTTCGAGAGGCGCGCTGCGGCTTCCCACGCGACGCTCCGCTTGTAGAGGCGTCCAGAGATCGGGCTGATGAGCTGCTCGTAGCCGCCAGCAACGGCGACGCGCACGTCCGCGAGGTCCCCCAGTCCGGTGGTGTTGGCCACGAGGGCGGCGTCGGTACCGTCCGGCGCTTCCATCAGCGCGAAGGCGAACCGGTAGGCCTTCTCGGCCGTGCCCATGTGCGTCGCGAGGGCGGCGAAGAGGCCCCGAGCGCCCGACAGGTCAGCGGCCGGGCCAACCACGTGGGTCATGAACCAGGTCCGAGGGTCGGCGAGCAGCGGCGTGACCGCGTTGGCCAGGTCGGTAGTGGTGTAGCCGGGCGCCGTGCACGCCGAGACCCACTTGTCACCAGGGGCGAAGGCGGTGCCGGCGGAGTAGGTCCACGTGAGGGTGATCCCCGAATTCGGGATCGGGTAGGTCCCGGCGGTGGGCACCGCGATCTCATCCGAGAGCGTCCGGCCGCCGTCGAGGCTCCACTTGAAGGTGGCCGTGCCGGCTGCCAGCGTGGCGCCCCCCTTGATGATCTGGACCAGCAACTCGTAGGAGTCGTAGGGCGTCGATCCCGTGAGCGCCAGAGTCGCGGTCCCGGTCGCCGTAGCGGTCGGAGCGGCTGCGGCACCGGCGACGCTCCCGTTCACCTTCATGCAGAGCACCGGACCACCGGCCACAGCAAGGACGCGCGCGGCCGCCTCGACGAGCGGCCCCTGGCCGAAGGTGGCCTGGAGGTCGGACACGCGGGAGAACGATTGGAGCACGTTCGCCGTTCCGGCCGAGCTCGTCCCGAGCTTGACCTGGGTGCGATCGGACTTCTCGGCGGCGAGGCCGAGGGCGCCGTCGAGGAAAGAGACTGTCGCGTCGGGGATCGGGGGCATGGTCTACCTCTGGAGGTCGTAGCCGATCCGGATTTCTCCGGCGGCCTGGAGCGCGGCGTCGAACTCTGCTTCGGTCACCTCTCGGCCCTTGGCCCAGCCGTACATGGCCGCCGCTGCCGCCACGCGCCAGCCCTCGGAGCCCTTCTGTGCGGCATGGGCCTCGTAGGGCAGGCGCTGCTCGGCGGTCCCCTTCGGCTTCGCGGTCACGGTGCGACTCCTGTGGACGTGGTGACGGTTTCGATGGTGGCCTCGAGCTCGGCCCCGGGCTGGCCCGGCTCTTCGGTCACCGGGACAGGGAAGATGACGCGGAGGACGTAGACGCGACCGCACTCCTTGACCACCTTGGCGTCCTGCGCCTCCCAGTGGCCGCCGGAGAGCGTGTAGTTGTACTGGACGGCCTCCCGGATCGCGCGGATGAGCTGATTGCGCAGCGTCTCGGCGAGCTTCCGCGTGGCACCCCAGACGTGGAACTCGACCGTCGCCTCGCAGTCGTGGAGCGGCTCCGGCCCGCCTGACCAGGTCGCGTGCGAGTCGCCAAACGAGTCCTCCGTGGGCACCGCAATGACGCGCGGAGGAGCCGCGTACTCCCCGAGGTGCTCGGGGCCGTCCTTGAACTTGGCGCGTTCTCCGAGCGCCGCTCCGACCGCATCGAGGATGTCGGCGAGGGCCATCTACTTGCCCTCCAGGTGATGGGCAATCACCGAATCCGCGGCCGCCTCGAGCGCCTTGTTCCAGCGGGGTCCGGCGTCTCCCTCGGGCAACACCTGGCGCTTCGGGATCTTCACGCTCCCGACGATGATGTCCCCGCTCAACTTTCCGCGCGGGTTGCTCTTGGTCGCTCGGCCACGCACCTTGAAGCGCAGAGCCTTCTTGTTCTTCGGCTTGATCGTCGCGCCGTACTGGTGGACGTTGGCGCCGATGAAGTTGGTCATGACGCCGAAATGCCTGGGCGCAGCCACGATGGTGAAGCTGTTCAGGAAGTGGGCCCCCGTGTCGCGGAGTGGAGTCCCCGAGCGAGAGGTCAGCTTCTTCCAGGGGCGATCGTAGGGGTCCACGGACCGCTCGAACGAGCGGACG